GAGATCCTCAAGTCTGATAATCGCGGCATAGTCACGCGCATCTTCACCCTGTCCGTTGAGTCTGATAACCCCAAAGCCTAATTCCCCCGAAATGGCTGTACGGCTTTTCAGCTGTGCTAAATATGCTTTCGGTTGAAATCCAGCGCGGGCTTTGACTTCAACATCGAATGGCACATTAACAATATCCTTGCCACTACCCCTTCCCACACATGCGCCTTGCCATACAGTCGATAGGTACTGTGCGACAACACGCTCTGTGCGAAAACCTCTGTGTTTCCTTGCTTGACTAGCCATTGACTGCTTTACACTTTGAGCATTGCCATGTGACAACACCATTAACGGAGTCCGATGATATGTCCTCTAGATCGCGTATCTGGACTGGTTCATTGCACAGCTGACATGGCACAAAGGCTGACATTAGATCGACCCATTCACCATTGATCTTAATTCCGATGTTTCCCATTACACTCTCGGCTTCTGTGGCTCGAACTTACCTTGTGAGTTTAGGTTGTACCACTTGGTAGGGCATCGATGAGCTGATGAAATGGCTGAGTTGCAGAAGTAGCCACCCCATGCCTTACCATTCTTCTCACCTTCACGCCACTGCATATGTCCATGCTCGCAGCTTGGTGCTTCTACTGCCTCGCCTGTTCCCATGATCGCAGCTACATTCTCCATAGCCTTTTCAAGTGTGACAGGTGCATCGACTACGCCTCTATATTCTCCAACAGGTGTAGTCCAGTAATCCTGATCATCTGCCTTGACATCTTGAACTGCTGGCTTTACTACTTTTGTAGCAACGACCTTAGTCATTTCCTCTCGGCTTGGTCTCTTTCCTTTAGGCGCATAACCTGCATTTGCAAGTGCTCTGCCGATTGCCGAAGTCTCGCAATTCTCCAGTGCTGAAGTCTGATTAACGCCTCGGCTAGTAACTGTTTCCTCAGCGTACCCTGTTGCCCATGCAACGCCATCTTCAGCATTCTTAAATAGATAAGCTTTAACGATGTATCGAGAAGCCTCGACAACTTCCAACTCAGTAGATATACGGAACGAAGGATAGTCCTTAATAAACTTTTCAAGTCTTACCTCCACTGGCTCATAATCGGCTAGATTAAACATGGTATGGATGAAACCTCACTACTAGACAAGCGCGAATAAAAGCGATTCTTAACTCAAACTGCCACCATTTGTATTCATTTAGATCTTCTCGAATAAACTCAATGCCAAAGGCAATCATTTCTTCCAGTGTGTAGTAATAGAATCTCTTTGTTAAATTAGACATAAAGATCGTTCTCCTCTGTTGCTAGTTGCCCTGCTAGTGCTCCGTATGAGCATAGATCGATCCAGTTGTCGATATGTTGGGCTGATTGATTAGTCCGTGCAAGTTTAACGAGCACCATGATCCCTGCGACTTGATAATCGTGGATCGGTGTTTGTAGGTATGCACTGAGGAGCATTGCGGTGTGTTGCAGGTTATCCGCAGGGTGACCATACGATAGCCCACGATCGCGGATTGTGTCTGTTGCGGTAAGTAGGATCTCATTAGCGCGCATCTGTTGTCACTCGCTGAAATGACTTAGCCACGATCAAGCCTTCACGCTTGCCCTCGTTAAAGCCTTTAGCCCAGCCTACTAAATACCATAAAGCATTAGCTGCTAAAAGCAGCACTATCATTGGCATCTCAAAGCTCATTGTATTTCCTATCTGCATCCAGTGCCCTCGACTGGCTTACAGAATTAGTGTGACAGAAGTGACCGACTAATCAAGCACATTCTGATAACGAAATGATAACGATTCTCCCTCGTCCACGGCATCATCTAAGGTGCGTTTGATGTCAGGCGTAAAGTCGTCCATATAGTGTGAACGATCCATCCTTGTTAATTGGCACTAAGAATGGGCTAACTCTGTCTCCGTGTGTCTCAATGACTGCCACAGACATCTGCCAATTAGCACTGCCAGCCTTGAGATAAGAGGCTTTCTTCTTGTCCATAACATTTCCTGCCTCTAAACCCCAAAGAGTCCTGTATTGGCTTCCTAAGCCTTCTGTGTAGGCACTGATGCCAGCCCTGTGAGTGTGTCCACAGACGACAGACTTGCCGAACTTCTTAGCCAAGCCAAGAGCTGTAAGCCCTGCATTGCTATTCATCGATCCCTCGTCTCCGTGGACTAAGACCCAGCCCTTATGGAACTCGAATGGCTTTTTATGAAAACGAATCCCCAAGTCATTGAAACCCATAAAGCGGGAATACTCGAGTTCTGGAAGTCCGATGAGGCTAGGAGCTCCTCTAACGAGAGTGTGGTATAGACGATCTGTGTGGTTGGATCGAGTAATGTCTGTTGTCCCGAGATCCCAGAGGATGTTTTGAGCCAGACTTCGATCATGATCTAGCTGCCCTTCATATTCCAGATGTGTGCCTTTAGCCCACTTGCTTTGGGACTGCATGTCAAGCTCATCCCCTGTGTTTAAGACAAGGTCAAACTTCTCGCGCTTTACTAACTTGATAAGATTCTTAACTGCTTGCTCATGGTGAAAGGGAATCTGTAGATCCGAGATCACCAAGTATCTGCGTTTAGTCATCATCCTCATCTTCGTAATCCCCGAACTTCTCAGGGTCAATGGGATCAGGCAGAATCCAGTGAGGATAGGCTTGTGGCTCTGTGATCATGAACATGGCAATGTCCTCTGCGAAACCTGCTCGCTTTAATGAACAGAAGTACTCATAAAGTCCAATGCAGTAAGCATCGAGCTTTGAGTAACCTTGTTCCTCTAACGCCTTAGTTGCTTTTCTTGCCATGAGAAAATTATCTCTCTAGAAGTATGTTATAGATCTCATCGACACGCGAATGCAGTCGCTTAATCTCAGCTAGTAAATGAGTAATGACAAAGCCAGACAAGCCACCAAGTGTTACTAGCGTAGCGATGTAGAGCTGAAAGAAATCTGCCTGGCTCACTTTTTAGGGCTCGCGTAACCGAATACCCCGGACAATACAGCCCACAGGATTGCGCGGTAGTCAAGGTCAAAGTTGCTAGATGCCCATGCAGCTAGGAATGCTCCAGCAGCAAGGATTGCAGGGTTCTTCATGTTCTTCATTATTCTCCACCTAACATAGATACTTGAAAAAAAGCACCATCATTGTCAGCTTCTTTCTTAAAGCTAACATGCATGTGCTTAGAGTGTTTGTTAGCCCCTGTGTACTTGCGCCATTTCCAGTTAAGGATGCGCGAGCAGATTCGTCCATCATAAATGATGTAACTAATACGCTTGTCCGCTTTTGATTTGGATAAGGTACGAAGCTGATCAGCAAGATCTCCCATGATGTCTGGCTTGCCAGCCTTGAATAGGTCTTTGTCCACATCAATGGCACGAACCCAGCCTTGCTCATCTGGATTATGATCTGACTTGCGAGCAGCGTGTCGGGTATCACCGATCCAACCATCCGATGCGCGGTCACGATCTGGGAACGAGTCATCAAACTGCTCTCTTAACTGAATCGCAGCTTTAGAAAGTTTTGGCTTCACTTGCCTAGTTTTAATCCAGCGGGAATTGGCTTTGAGTATTCCCATTTAGCAATGTATTGCACTCCATCGCCATCATCCTGCAGACGAATTGACCCATATTGAAATTCATCATATTGCTCCGTGTTTGCTAACTCTGGATAGACTGCTGTAATTTGTGAATACAAGTCCATTTTATGCTCCTAAATAACTGATAGAAAACTCTGATTGCGCTTCTGTTTTATCTAAAGTGAGTGATCCGCCTGAAGTTTGATACACATAACATTCGAAATAATCGGTTGCTACCGCATTTTGTACTGATGTAAAACTCATATTTAAGTTACCACGAGTGGACAAAGACCATTCGCGAGTTAAAATAGCTGTACCGTTTTTATACAAAATGATTGTGCGCGCTCCAGTATTATCTGAACTTAGCCAGTAAACAAGCGCGTTTATAAGATATTTTCCGCCTTTTCCAGTTGGAATTGTTAAGCGTGATGTGTTTGAAGAATTATCGTGAAAGCCGTCTGTGTCGTAACTTTCAGATGTGTAAGTCGCTGCGGTATAAGTGTTATTGTTGATGCTTTGTGTGGCTGTATCAAAAACACGCGCACCCACGAAAGTAGAACCGCTTGCAGGTGTTGCCCACTTTAATCCTGTTGTTTCTGCTGAGTCTGCTGTGAGGACTGTGCCATTAGCGCCTACTGCTAGTCGTGCAAAAGTATCCGCACCTGTTCCACCAATAAGATCACCTTTAGCATCAATAGCAGTTGCCATTGAGTTTGTGACTGTGACTGTTCCAGATGTGCCACCGCCTGAAATACCGACTCCAGCTGTAACACCTTGAATGTCTCCAGCTGCATCTGTTACCCATGTGAAATCCATGTCTGTATTAGATGCCTTTGATAGGACTTGACCTGTAGTGCCACCCTTTAGATCGACAAGAGAAGCATCAATAGAGTCGCCTAGTGTCTCAATGGCTACTGCGCCATCCTTGACTAGGTCAGTACTGGTTGGTACTGCCCAACCAAAATTAGGGGTTGTTGTTGCCATTAGGTTAGAGCTCCGATCGCTTTAGACCACTGTAGTGTACCATTTACGCCACTCCAGATGGTGTTAGTTGGAATTACTGTTGCCCATGTCGGGGCTATGAGAGAGAAGTCTGTAGGTGAGACATAGATAGTCGCATCCACAAAAGTTGGTGTGGCTCTGATTGAGATGCCCTCTACAAAGCCTGAGAAGTACCCCTCGAACATGTTGAAGGGAAGGTTAGTAATAACTACCGGCTCGCCAAAGAAAAGGTTTATAAGGTCATCTCTAAGGGCATTTGGCATTAGAGGATTGTCAAGTCTAAAAGTAATTTGGTCGAGCTGTGTTCTAGGAGTTGAGCGCAAGGCTAGATCGCGCTCGATGATGTCCTCAATGTCTGCCAGAAAGCGGATGTTGGAATCGAATGTTCTTTGGTAGCGACCATAAGCAGTGATTGAAGCATCGTCTGTGGCTGAGTATGTGCTGCCATAGTCATTGCCATAGCGCACGATCTCGCTATTACGGATCTTGCCAATCTGAAGGATTGACTTAACGCTGGCAGGGGATGCGTAGTTGCCGTCTAACTGGGTTGAGCCATTAGCTGCTAAGTAGTTACTTCTATGATCAGCATCTGCATATGAGATTCGACCCTGTTTGTCCTCAAAGAGGTTTCCGAGTGCGCTGTCTGCTATCTGCTGGACTAAAGTCTGGGTGTTGCGATCTGCTGCACTAAGGTTGTCCATCTCGTAAAGCCCAGTATCGATCTCACCTAATCCGACATTCTCAGCATTAGCCCATGTAGTAGTTGGATCGTAATTAACCCATTGAAGTGCAGGTGCTACTTCAATCCATTCATTGACTAGAAGCTCCTGCAAGATAATAGAGATCTGCTCGCCATCGAGTCCGTGAGCTACAGAATCTGTGTAAATGGCTTTAGGCAGTTTAGCCAGAGCACCAACGGCAAGAATTGAACCTAGAGTCACATACCCTGATTCCTCTGGGCTTCTGACTGAGGTTGAGAAATCTGAGACTGTGCCACCGAATACAGGCACATAAGTGCCACCGCTATCTTTAAGCTCTAAAGTTAGAGAATCTGTAACATCTATGTCAAAGAGAGAGTTAGTCGAGTTGATGATGTCCATACGAGCATAACCCGCTTGACATTGGCGATCAATATCAATGCGCCCAATGGTCAAATTAACAGCCGTGACATTGGTATAGACAGTCGTGCCGACTGTTATGCGCCATTCTGGAAGCCATGTCATAGGATCGATAAGCTCGTAGTTCCACGCTGATTAGCCTGACGAATGACATCTTCAACAGCGCGAGCGATTGCTTCTGGATCACCGATACCTGTATTTACATTGATGGTTGCACCTGCGCCATAATTTGCTGCGCCTTGAGCTGCATAACGAGAGCCTGATAATGCATTGGACAATGGTAGTCCCTGATTCATTCCGCTTGTCAAAGATTGACCAGCAATCCCACTCATATTGATCTGGCTAAGGAATGCTGCATATTCCTGCTCAGCTCGTGCTTGATAATTAGCGCCTAATACAGCACTAGGGAGATCTGCACCAGCATTAAGTGATTGTCTCATTTGTTCGTACACACCAGTAAAAAGTACTTCTGAGGCTACATCGTAAATCTTTTTATTTTGGATTGTAAAATCTGTCGTGTTTTTAGGAATCAATTGAGCAGAAGCTTCTGCTGCCTTAGCTGCCGCTTCTGCTGCCTTAGCTGCCGCTTCTGTGGCAGGTGCTTTAGCGTTTTGCAATCTATTTAACTCAATCATCTTGGCAATAGCAGCATCAAGATTACCTAGATTGATTAGATCCTTTGGATTAAGACTTTCAAGAATTGTCTTAATGTCTTTCATCTTAAGATCTTGCAGAATCAAACTACCAAGAATCTTATTGTCTGCATTAAGTTTATTGGTTGCAGCAATAATGGCTGCTTCATCCTTTGATGCAATGGCATCTTCTAAGGCTAGAATTGATTGCTTGACATTTAGGCGAGCAGTGTCATTGGTAATTTGCAAGAGTTGAGAAGCATTGGTTGCTTTGCCTAACTGTTCAGCCTGATTAGTAAGGGCTGCTGCAACTTGAATCTTATCTAAGTCAAAGACTTCGCTACCCTTATTCAGAGCAATGTTAGCCTTATCGATAAGCAGAGCAAGTTTCTTATCTCTGAGAGTTTTAGCTTCTGCTGCCTGTTGCTTTTTCTTGATGGCTAATAATTCAGCAGCGCGCTTCTTGGCATCTGACTCTGCCTTAGCTAGTGCATCTGCATTCTTCTGAGCATCGGCATAGAAGGGCTTGCCATTAAATGCTGCTCTCGGAGCATTGGCTCCCGACTTTGGTTTATCACCAAGAAAGATGCGAGGATCGCCTTCGATAATAAGATCAACAAATGGATCTGTCG